GAATGTGTCGCCAGTCTCGATTGTTTTTGGAGTTGTAACAGCACCCCAGAATAATACGTTGCCAGCTGTCAATGCGTCCATAACTGCCACGTGAGTGATAGTGCCCCAGTTGCCTGATGCTGTATCGAATGTCACGGTTGCTGATGTAGAACTTGTTCCACTTGAAGCGGCTGCGAATGTTACGGTTTTACGAGCATAACTACCACCACTAACTTCATCAGTCAATGTGCCTGCTTCCAAGTTGGCTGCGGCATTTGTAGATGTGTTTGTGAATAAACCAATGTAGCGTGTAGTTGGACGCCAAGTAGTAGCGTCTGCTGTTAGGACATAGTCCAATACTTTGTTTTCTAAATAGTTTGAGGCTGCTGACATAATAATCTCCTTGTTTGATATGTTGTCATAGCAGACAACATATGGTTGTCTGTTGTCAGTTCTGTCTTTCTGACATTGTATTTAGTGAAAACCTAAATAATCACTAATAAAAGACAGAAAAAGACAAAAAAAGTTTTAGGCTATCATCTGTGCGGGTGGAGTGAAGTTGGAGTAGTCGCTGACAACATTGTTTCCAACATATACACGGAAGTCTTGTATGCCACCACTAAAGCCTCCAGAAGTATATGTTTGTCCCCCAACTACTATATCGTTCCATACTCCAGTTGCCCAGGCGGCATTTCCTCTAAATCGTCCATTTACCCACCAACCTGTTTTAGTAAAACAGAAATGATACCAAGTGTTAGCAGTCAATCCACCAATACGTCCAGCGGCACCATCACCTGCTAAGAAAACATTTAAGCCAGCATCAAATCCATAACTAAGCAATCTAATGATATCGCCATTAGGACTTGGACTTGTTGGATATGTTGATATGCTGATACCCATATCATTTACACCGTTGCTAACATTATTTCCAAACACCCAGTTGTTCCAGTTTGAACTTGATGTCTTTGCCCAGAACATAACGCAGAAGTTACCGCTGGGATTTACCTTGGTAGTAGTTACATATTTGGGTGGAGTTTGTGTGCCATCACCAATAAACGCACCATCATAAAATCGTTGTCCAGTGGTGCTGATAACAACACCAATGGGTCCTGTTCGTGTAGCGGCGACGTTTTGTGTGCTTTCCCAGAATGTATAACTAATGTCGTTGAACTGAGTTGATTGACGGAATGGCAATGCCAACTTCAAAAACTCTCCGTAGTTAAACACATCGGGATTGATTTTGAGACTTGCTCCACCATCGCTGGTATCTTGAATATTTACAAGAGGCGATTGAGCAACATATAAATCAACATAGTAGGCTTCACTGCCTTCGAACAAGTTGTCATTGACATAAGTTAGTGTGAAACTACCGGTGTTGTTATTGATAGTCACCGTGCCTGTTAGGCTACCTGAAGTAAAGTCGGCGGCGGTGATATAGTTTTGATTTTGTCCTGTTTGTCTAATAGCATATGGTAAAATAGTGCCGTTAGCCACGTTGGTAGTCACTATGGTGAATATGGTTGAAGTGCCCTCATTGGGATTTGTAAATGATGACGGTGTGGTAAATGCGTAGGTAGCATTGGTGCTGGTATCTGAAATAGTCACGTTATTTGACGTGGCTAATATTTGTTGAGAAGCATTTCTTATTCTAACAAAGAAACTTTCAGTGCCTTCTGTTAGACTATCGCCTCTTATACCAATGTTGAATGTGTTAAAGCTACCGTTTAGTGTTATGCTTCCGGTATTGAAATCAAAATCGTTGGCGTTCAAATCACCGCTTACTGGAACGATTTCCCACGATACCACTTCGCTGGAACTTATTGCGTTGGAAAAAACAGAAGCAGTCACATACACAAATCCGCCTGCCGCACCTTCATTAGTAGAAGCGGGTGCCAAGCCAACACTATAACTTGGTGTCAAGTTTTTTGTAGTTAGGCGAGCGGCTCCTAACATTATGCGAAACCTTTGCTTAAACTAAAGTAGTATGTGGCACCATCATAAAATATTGTAAGGATATCAATGCTGTTAGCCGCAGTAGATAATGTCTTGTTGCCAGCATTGGCTCCACCTGCCCATTTGGCTGTGATACCAGTGGTTGTTATTGTTCTACCACCTGTTGCGTCTTGTGTGATTATTAGCGTGACACTTTGTCCAGTGATTGGTGTGTTAAAACCTGGGAATGCC